GCTTACGAGCAAGACTTGCTACGAGTGCGGTCGATCCCTTATGTCCAACGATATCTGGGCGTACCGAGAGATTACCTTTCACGGGTTTGCAAAAACCGATGTGAGGCGCTATACTTGCAAGCAACATGCTAAGAGGGCATAGGGTGGATAAAGAGCGTCTTCGTCTTTGCGATATTTGCAAGATGAGGAAGCTTGAGATTATTAGCCTTGGTATGGACAGGGGTAATGGGTTCCAAAACAGAAGCGTCTGCAAGGAATGCCTCCCAATGGTAATGAAACAAAAAAAGGAGATTTAAAATGGCGATCGTAGACTTCGCGCTACCAATCATTGTAGCGTTAGGATTTTCAACGCTTTGGCACACAAGCCTGATCATGTCAATTGTCAACAGAGAGTCAGATACAAATAGAAACGTTGCGCTTTTTGTGGCAATAACCATATTTGTTGCCAATGTGGCGGCAATTATGTGGATTGCCGCAGCATCGGGTATTGCCTAATGGGGGGCAGGAAAACCTTCCAGGAGGTCTTTGCGGAGATATTTAATGAGTCCTGGAACGTTATGATTGACAGACAGGCCAAGTATGGAAATGCAAACATTCAACAGTTAGGCTTATATGGCGTTCTGAGCAGGGTCGCCAACGACAAGATGTCTCGAGTCATGAAAAGTTTGAATGGCACCATTGTCGACGGCAAGGTCCGCTTAGACGCAATTGACGATAAACATCGAGACGAGGCGTTTGAGGACGCTCTTTTTGATATTGCAAACTATGCCCTAATCGCAATTGCGGTAAAGCGGGGCTGCTGGGGCGGCCCACTTGAGGAGAAGACAAAATGGCAGATGCAAATGACCCAAAGTCAAGACATGAAATTATCCACCTTGGCAAGCACGGCCAAGAGTGGATTGCCGTCATTTGGGACAAGCGAGAAAAAAGGATTGCAGGCAGCGCAAACGGAAAAGACCTTGACAGGGTCATCGAAACTTGCCGCGAAGTCATAAGCAGCCTTCAATAATCTAGAAAATTCCCATATCGGATGTATGATCCAGATATGGAGCACGAAGAGATCCCTCTTGTTTGGGCAGAGACAAGCAGTCAGGAATCCAAGAGTTTTTATGAGGCCGCGTTTTTTGCAACGGTCCGCAGCGTAAAAAAGAAAAACGCTGAAGATCAAACCGACTTTGCAGTTCAACAAATCTATCAGTCGGTTGCCAATATCATTGGAATTTACGGCGTAGAAGAGGACAAAGAAAAAGTGACAATAAAGTACTTTTCCCCGTCTGATGGGTATGGTGTGTGGACGTTTGATATTAGGTTTTCAGTCAGGGGTGAAAGCAATCAGGTCCTTGCGGCGGCGATGACCCTTCCAGACGCAACGGACCGAGTGAACAAGGAGCTCAAGGCCTTTGTGAGGGGTATGGAAATTGAGCGCAGCTAGAAAATCCGTAAGAAGAATCACTAGGCTGATTGTTGCAGCCCTGACCGAAGAGTCTAAAGAGATCCCTGGAAAAGTTGACTCGGTAAGCAGGCTGGCATATCTGCTAGGCCTTGACAGGTCAATAAAAATCATTATGGAGGAAATAAAAAAGGAGGAGCATGAAACCGTCGGTAAAATTGATCTCAATGACGAAGCCCTGGAGCAGTGACCAGGATCTTGCTTTTGAGTCCCCCCTTGACCTGATTGAGTACGCCGGAAGAGTTGACTACGGCAGAAAATCCCTTGAAAAGATGGGTGACAGGGATATCATTAGGCGCTGGATAGAGTCCGGGCATCAGTCAATGATTGAAATGGTTGACGCAACCTTCGCAATTGAGTGCTCTAGGGTGGTTAGCCACGAGCTTGTCCGCCATCGACTTGCTTCATTCCAGCAAGAAAGTCAAAGGTACGTAAAGTACGATGAAGAGACCCCAGAAGCCCTCTTTTTCATGCCCCCCGAGGTTGAAGCTAATGAAGAACTTGCAGGGGTCTTTCGGGAGTCAACTGAGGCCTCCCTGGCCGCATACAGGACCCTTCGGGCTGCGGGGGTGAAAAGTCAGTTTGCCCGGTATGTGCTTCCAAACGCAACCAGAACAAGGCTTATTATGAAATCAAATTTAAGGGAGTGGAGGCACATTCTCATGCTCAGGATGCACTCATCCGCTCAGCCAGAAGCCCAAGAAATAGGCAAAATGATTTGGACCCAATTGATGCCGCATTTCCCAGAGATTTTCGGTGATATTCCAGGCATATTGGAAGCAGGATCAAGGGCAAATCGTTGAGTTTCTCCGGCATTGACAAAACCTATGCGTTGCTTGTATCATCCTTGCGCCTACACTGGCGTATCATACAGGGAGGTATTGAGGCATGAATAAGAACAAAATGACTAGAAAAGACGCAGTGCTTGATCTGCTTATGAAAAACATTAACGTATGGATTGACGGCCCAAGGATTGCCAGCCCTGAGGTTGGGGGAAGTGAGGGTCTTAAGCGCCTTCGAGAGCTCCGCGAAGAGGGCCACAAGATTGAGAACAGAAGGCACCCCAACAAGGATCGTGACGTCTGGCAGTACAGGCTTGTTGGGAACGAATTTAGGCTTCCCGGCATGTGGTCTTGCTCCAGGTGTGGAGAAAGAACAAAGGAGATCCCAAAAGAGCAGTCAAGGTCGAGCCTTTCTGAGAAAATGGTTTTTTTTGGATGCCTTAAGTGCCGCAAGGAAACTATTTGGAGATACACTGAGTAACATGTATTCGCAGAACAATGAAGAAGAGATCATTATTGCCAAGTTTAGTGGCAGGACGGGGTCGTTTTTAGACGTTGGGGCTTACGACGGATTGAACCTCAGCAACACCAGAAGGCTGGCTGAGCTTGGATGGTCAGGTATCTTAGTTGACGGATCTTCCTTCTCTTTTTCAAGGCTTTTCGACCTCTATAGGGGCGACCCAAATATGACCCTTGTTAATGCGATGATTACTGGCGACAAAAACGCCACCGAAAGAGTACGCTTGATGTGGGAATCTCCAAATTCCGGAGTTTCAACAATGGAAACGGAAAACTACGAAAAGTGGAAAGACTATGTAGAAAGCATACCAAATGTAAGGGCTGAATTTTCTGAAATATATGTTCCTGTTATTACAATGAGGGAAGCCCTTGATCTTGCAAAATCAAAAAGGCCTGTTATCGAGTTTATCTCGATAGACGTTGAAGGCACATCCTCCGACCTTTCAATGCAGGTAAACCCAGATGAGTTTATGACTGAAATGATGTGCATTGAGCATGACGGTAGAGTTCCTGAAATTGTTGCCCACTACGAGCCTTACGGATTTTCTGTTGCTTTACTGAATCAAGAAAATATCATTCTTGATCGTAATATTTAGCCTCTTTTTGCAGAGGTAAAGTAGAAGCCAGAGTTCCCAACGTCAGCAGCGTACACAAGGGCGTCAACAAGGTCATCGTGCTCGCTGTTTGGGAACGACATCATTTCGGACTCAAGCTGCCTGATCCCGGGGCCGCCCTTTAGGTGAAACACCTTTCCGGCCTCGTATCGTGCCGCAAGAGATCTCGATCTAAATACCTTGTCTCGTTCTGGGCGAACACCCCTGGCCGGAAGCCTGGTCTCAGTGACCATTTCTCTGACAAACGTTGACTGGTACTGAACTGCCTCAATGTTGATTTCGGTGATCCTTCTTGGCTCTTCGCCCCACACGTCTTTCTGCCCCTTAAGCCCAACATATCTGGCTGGCCAAAGAAGACGCGGACTGCTTGGGTCGTCGATAAGTGTCCCGTCCTTCTCGATGCCAGTTAGCCATTTTTGATGACCTTGCTGGATTCTGGTTCTATATGCGCCAAGAACGTAAAGATTGTGCTCCTCGTCCTCAAGAACCTCAACGGCGGCAGTGTAGTCAGATCGTTCCCGTTCCGATGCTGCGAGGTCGACCCCAACCCTTCTTGCCCCAGGAGGGATTTGATCAACATACTTGAAGTACTCATACCTAAAGATGTTTCCACCCATCGAAGTGACGTCGTTTTGATATTGCAAGTTAAAAATTGGGGTTCCTAGCTCTTCTCTTTTCTGCTCAAGGTCAGCAACGGTGTACATCTCTGGCCATAGCGGCCCTGATTCTTCAAGCGAACGTCGTAGATAGGTTGGAATCCCCTTGCTTTCAAGCTCGGCGTAAAAGTCGTCCTCATGCCACCTTGTTCCGATGTACCACCTTGTTGCACCCGGCACGAGCATTGGATCAATTACCTGCCAGTAGGTCTCACTTGCTTTAGTGCGTTGAGTTGGAGTCGCGTTTTCCCGGAGGCCCACGATGTCGTCCGCAATGAGCAGGTCGAGTCGCGGTCCTGGCTTGATAGATGTCAGGCCGTCAGCAAAACAGGTTGCATCTTTTCCAAGATTTACACCCTTGATATTCCAAACTTCGTCTGTCCACTTTCCGCCAGCAACTCCGCTTCTTGCCCATGGAAAAATCTCCGCAAAAGCAGAAGACTCAATAATTGTTTTAATTGCCCTTGATCGAGCAAGGGCGTCAGAGAGCACTGAAGTGACTACGCCAATTCGAATCTTTCCTTCGGTTAGCCCAATCATTCTTGCGGTTCTGTGAATAAGCATTGTAGTCTTTGCGTGGCCTCGTGGCATCAAAACCAAAGCTCGCTCACGGGCGTTAAGGAACTGTTCCATTTCCCTTAGGTGGCGAGGGAAAATAAGGCCGCTTACATATTCCGCAAATGCCGCATCGGATTTAGTCGCTTGACCGCGAAGCCATTCCCGATACTGCTCATTACTCGGCGGGTTGGCTGCTTTCGACTTGCTTTGCTTGCGCTTCTTCGTTTCCGACATTGTTCTCCAAATCCTCTGCCCAAACCTTCAGTCTTGCCGAAAGTTCATTTGCTGTAAGGCTATCAATTTCATGAGGAGACCTTGAGATCTCAATAGCAGAGCCATCGGCTCCTGTGACCTCTTGCCTTACTGGGGCATAAGCTCCTGTCAGTTTAGCAACCTTGTCTAGTATTTCAATTTGTATCTTAAGGTATTGAACTTCCATGGCTGAGCCCCTTGCCTTTGAGGCCCCGATTGCTGCCTGCTGGCCGATCATTCTTGCCCTCTGGACGAGTTCCGCCCTGGTAAGTATCTGATCGGGCTGATCCTCGGCCCACTTCTTTCGGATGTTGCGAATGTGCTCGCGAACAGTGTGTACCGAAAGGTCGGTAGCGGTGGCTATTTGGGCAGTCGGGACGCCATTAAGAAGCAACTGCGTGATCTTCTCCCGCAGAGCGTCAATTTGGGCCTGTGGCTTTCTTCCTGGTTTTCCCATGGCGACATCATACAGTAAAGGCACAGCAAAACCAACGTATGTTGACTTTCTTACTATTTCTGCCACAATCCAAGCATGCCAGCCAACATCTATGACATTATTTTTGAGCAGGGAACCACATTTGTCCGGGTTGTGACATACACGGACTCAAACAACACGCCTATAAACATTAGCTCTTATACTGGGAGAATGAAGGTTCGGAAGTCAAAAAGCTCACCCGATGAGTATCTTTCCTTGACGACAGGCGGCGGCGGGCTTGTTTTGCAGGCAAACGGAGAAATAGAAATAACAATCCCTGCCGCAACGTCGGCAAGAATTCCATCTGGAAACTACAAATACGACCTTGAAATTGTTTCCACTTCAGGGGTGGCAATAAGGGTCATCGAGGGGGATTTTAAGGTTTCCGGGGAGGTGACTAGGTGAGCGAAGACTTTAATGTAATCATTACCGACACTAACGGCTCTGCCACTGTTTCGGAGTCGCAGACAACAGTTACGGCAACAACTGGAACATCCGTTGTTCAGCCATCAACATATGTTCACATTCAATCTTCCGCCTCTTCCACATGGACGATATCTCACAGCCTCGGCAGAAAGCCATCTGTAACAATTGTTGACAGTGGCGGGAACGTCCAGATAGGGGAAGTCTTGTATGACTCCGACAATCAGATTACCCTAGCCTTTGCCGCGGCTTTTAGCGGCTATGCCTACCTAAACTGAGGAGACGCCCGTGAAAGTCCTGACGAGTCTAACGCTTAGCAGCTTCCTAGACCTACAGAAGAATGAGCTTCGCAATGCAACCATTCAGGTTCTTGCCACCCCGCCGTCTTCGCCTGTCACGGGCCAGATCTACTACAACTCAGACTCCAATGACGGCCCAGTTGGCCTCATGGTCTACAACGGCACCGCGTGGGAGTCTGTTGGGTCTATTGACAGTCTTTCTGGAACCGCTCCAATCCAGGTCTCCCTTGCAAATGGCGTTGCAACAATCAGCATCTTGGCGGCAGATGGCGCCGCTGCGGGCTCAATGTCGGCAGCGCACTACACGCTCGTCAACAATGCTACCGACGCCAACACCGCAAGCACGATTGTTAAGCGCGATGCGTCAGGAAACTTCACCGCTGGGACCGTTAGCGCAACAAGCGTAAGCATTTCCGGTGCAGTTGCCAACGCAACCGACGCAGCCACTAAGGCATATGTTGATGGCGTAGCCTCTGGGCTTGATGTCAAGGCATCTGTCCGAGTTGCTACAACTGCAAACGTCGCACTTGCCACCGCCCTTGAAAACGGCGACGCAATTGACGGGATCACGCTTGCCACTGGCGACCGCGTCCTTGTCAAGAATCAATCAACCGGCTCCGAAAACGGTATCTACGTCGTCCAGTCTTCCGGCGCGGCAGTTCGCGCAACTGATGCCGATGCAAGCGCAGAGGTAACCCCAGGACTGTTCACCTTCGTTGAGGAAGGAACAGCAAACGGGAACACTGGTTGGGTCTTGACGACCGATGCAGTGATTACCCTTGGAACTACTGCACTGGTCTTTACGCAGTTCTCTGGTTCTGGCGCAGTTACGGGCGGCGCTGGACTTACCCTCACAGGAACTGACCTTGCGGTCAACGTTGACGACTCAACCATTGAGATTTCTTCTGACATCCTTCGTGTTAAGGATGCTGGGATCACCTCTGCGAAGCTCGCAACCAGCGCTGTTGATGTTTCAACTTCAACAGTAACTGGAACCCTTCCAGTAGCCAAGGGTGGTACTGGCGCCACAACTGCAGCAGACAACGCAGTATTCGCTGGTCCTGCAACTGGTGGGCCTTCTGCCCCTTCATTCCGATCACTTGTTGCTTCAGACATTCCAAACCACGGCACTGATAAGCTGACAAGCGGCACGCTTGGCGTTGCCCGTGGTGGTACTGGCGCCGCAACATTCACCGCTGGTATCGTTAAGTCAACTGGTGGCACAGATGCGCTGACGACCGCAAGCACAGTTTCACTCACCACAGAAGTTTCTGGCACGCTTCCAGTCGCAAACGGCGGTACTGGCGCAAGCACCCTGACATCTGGTGGAGTACTGCTCGGCAACGGGGCAAGCACTATCGGTGCAACTTCAGCAGGAACTGCCAATCAAGTTCTTCGGGTTCCGGGCGCTGGTGGATCGCCAGCATTTGGCGCTATTGACCTTGCGCAGTCTGCTGCCGTCACTGGTGCGCTTCCAATCGCAAATGGCGGTACTGGTCAGATTACTGCCGCCGCAGCCCTTACGGCACTTGGTGGAACGACAAAGTACACCGCGCAACTTGGCGACGGTGCTGCAACGACCTACACCATCTCGCATGGTCTTGGAAACATTTGGGTATCCGCTGAAGTGTTCCAGACCTCTAACGGCGAGAAGGTCTACCCAGATATTACCGTCGGATTGACCACGGGAACCCCGAACGGCACCGTTGTTCTGGACTTTGCCTCTGCCCCAAGCAGCAACCAGTACAGGGTTGTTATAATCGGGTAAACCCCCGCTAGGAGGGCCCGATGCCAAAGCTACTTAACAAGGTAAATCTCCCGCGCTATAGCAGCGCGCCCTCAACACCGTCAGAGGCCGACCTCTACTACAACACGTCAGACGACAAGATCTACGTGTACACCGGGGCGGCATGGGTAGAGGTTGGATCTGGCGCTGGTGGCTCTGGGGTCTTCTACCAGTCATCAGAGCCATCAAGCCCAAGCGACGGCGACATCTGGATTGACTCTGACGATGAGGTTGCCTCCGTAACCTCAATTACCGATTCAACCAGCACCACATCAAGCACGGTTGCGGCAAGTGCTACGGCAGTCAAGTCTGCATACGACCTCGCCGCTGCAGCTGTTCCTAAATCTCTGGTTGACGTAAAGGGCGATCTCATCGCAGCGACGGCTGCCGATACCGTCGCACGGCTTCCTGTTGGGACGAATACCTACGTCTTGACGGCTGACTCAGCAGAAGCGACTGGATTGAAGTGGGCCGCGCCCGCAACAGGCACGGTGACGTCGGTCACCGGCACGGCGCCTATCGCCTCCTCTGGCGGAGCGACGCCAGCAATCAGCATCGCTGCGGCAAGCACGAGCGTCGTCGGCGCAGTGCAGCTCTCTGACTCAACCTCAACGACGTCAAGCGTCTTAGCGGCGACACCGACAGCGGTCAAGGCTGCATACGACCTCGCCAACGGCGCAATCCCGAAGACGCTGACCACGACCACTGGCGACATCATCTACGCCTCGTCTGCCAACACGCCTGCTCGGCTTGGTATTGGAAATGCAGGCGAGGTGTTAACGTCATATGGTGGATCTCCGATTTGGGCGAGAGTAGAGGGCACGATGTTGGCTGGTGGGACACTGTCCTCAGCTGCCTCTAGCTTTGGCGTAACAAGTCTTGTGCAGGGGTGGAGGAACCTTAGGATAATACTTAGAAACGGAAAGAGTGCATCTTCAGCCGATTCATACGTTCAAGTGCAGTTTAACGGCTCATATAGCAACTTCGTGTCACAAACTTTGACCCTAGACGCGAGCTCGTACTACCCATGGTACGGCACGGCTTTTTACCTTAGCCCAGGAATACAGCCCCTGAAGGACAACACCTGGGATAACTCGGCGCACTACGAGATCAGTATTTTTAATTATTCCTCAACCACCCTACCAAAGCATGGTCACTATCTCGGAGGGGGTCAGTCTGCATCCGATAGGGTTCAGTGGTCATCGGGAGCGTTCCATTGGAATAACACGGCCGCAATTACGGCTATTAATTTTGCGGTTACAAATGAATGGGCCGCAGGGTTAACGATAGAAGTTTATGGTGAGGGTCCATTATGATGTCTTTGAAAAGAGTTGTAATTGATAGTGAAACTGGCGAGCAAAGAATAGAGGAAATTTCTGCAGAAGAGGCCGCCCAATTGCAAGCGTCTTTCAACATCCGATTGCTAGAGGAGGACGCCAAGATTGCCGCAAAGGAATCCGCACGCGCTAAACTGGCTGCTCTTGGTCTTACTGACGAAGAGATCAGCGCATTGGTAGGCGCATAATGGGTAAACGGATATACGTTCGCTCTGCGGGAAACTGGGTTGATGTCACCACGCCCAGCGGGTCTGATGCTGACATAACGGCGGTTGTTGCTGGGACGGGGCTTACCGGGGGTGCATCAAGCGGGTCAGCCACGCTCAACGTTGACACCACCACCATTGCCACGAGGGCATATGTTGCCGAAATAGCCGCTGGGCTAAACTGGCACGCTGGCGTGCACTCCGCAACGGCTGCAGTGCTTCCAAATAGCCCAACCTATACTGCCGGAACAGCCGATGCATCAGATGGATACGGGATTGGCGCAACACTATCTGGAACCACCAACGGAAGGCTTGAAGTTGACGGAACCCTTGCGACAACTGGCGATAGGATGCTTGTCAAAAACCAATCTGATGCCAAACAAAACGGTATTTATATTGTAACAAGCCAAGGGTCAGGTGCGACCACATGGCTCTTGACTCGGGCTCCAGATGCAAATAACAGTGTCCCAGGTCAGCTTGCCAGTGGCGATGCCGTTTATGTTTATCCAGAAGCTGGAAGTATCAATAAGTCGCAGGGCTTTATACTTTCATCGTTTGGAACATCCACAGCCTACTGGTCTGCCCATGTAATCGGGACTGATAACATTGTATGGAGTCAGTTCACTGGTCTTTCCGGAATCACAACCGGTAGCGGTCTATCTAAATCAGTAAACACAATAAATGTAGACTACGGCGACGGGCTTAAGATTGATGTTAACGATGCTGTTGCAGTTGATCTTGACTCCACGATCAGCAGCACATCAATAACAAAGGCAGCTACGGCATCGGCAGTCAAGCAGGCATACGACCTAGCTTTTTCTGCCAACACCACCGCAGACGCCGCAGTTGCAAAAAGCGTTCTTGTTGGCAAGGGTTCCATTCTCACCGCAAGCGCATCCGCAACTCCAACTGGGCTTTCTGTTGGTAGCAACAATCAAATTCTTATTGCAAACTCCGCAGAGGGATCTGGTTTACAGTGGATTACTTCACCCTACGCAACCTCGGCTAATCCAGTTGTTACGGGGAAAATTGTTGTTGATAACAACGCAGGATCGCCTGCCGAGCTTGGAACATACAACTCAACTACAGTCATTCAAGGGGTTTCAGTTGATGGGGCAGACACAAACATTGTCCTTGACGCTCACGGGACTGGATTCTATCCGCACTTCGTTGCTAGGGCGACAAGGGGGACTGCGGCATCCCCAACCGCAACCCAGAGCAGCGACATTATCGGAGAGATTGCGTTCCATGGGTACGGCGCTACGGGCTTTGCCACATCTACTACTGGTGCAATTCGTGCCGTTGCTACAGAGAATTTTACCGATCTAGTAAATGGTGGAAACATACAAATCCTTGTTGTCCCAAACGCGGGAGCCTCTCTTGCCGTTGGCTTGACTGTAAGCGATACGGCGGTAAACATTCCAACCGGCTCTTCATTCAAGATAAACGGAACATCGGTTTTGTCCTCAACCACCCTCGGGTCAAACGTGATTTCCTCTTCTCTAACAAGCGTTGGAACGATTGGGACTGGCACATGGCAGGGATCAGCGGTGGGCATTGCTTACGGCGGCACGGGTCAGACCACCGCAACCGGGGCAGTCAATGCCCTGCTACCCTCTCAGGCAAGCAACAGCGGAAAACTTTTGACAACAGACGGAACAAATATCTCCTGGTATACTTTGAGCATAGCCAACGAGACAATTGACGGCGGGAGCGCGTAATGCCAAACATCATTAAGCCAAGAAGGGACACTGCGGCCAACTGGGCCTCGGTCAACCCAACCCTTGCGGCTGGCGAGATTGGCTACGACAGCACCAACAAGCAGTTCAAGATTGGAACTGGCAGCACTGCGTGGACGTCCCTGCCCTTCTCAACCGAAAGCCCAGACGGGGCACAGGCAAAAGCTGATACGGCAGAGTCAGACGCTATCTCTTCTGCGGCCTCAGATGCAACGACCAAGGTCAGCACCCATGCTGGTCTTACCGCAACCCACGGCGTGTCTGGGGCCATTGTTGGCACAAGCGATACGCAAAGCCTGACCAATAAGACCATTGACGGAAACAGCAATACGCTGACCGTTCTTAATGCCCAGACGACTGCAACTGCGTCTGCCAACAACAACACAATTGTTCTTAGAGACGGAAGCGCAAACACTGCCGTCAATCAAATCACCCTTGGGGTTGACCCAACTCAAGACATGCATGCTGCTACGAAAGCGTATGTGGACGCATTAGCTTCCGGAGTTAACTGGCACGTAGCCGTAAAGGCAGCGCAGGCGTCTAATATCGGCAACGGAACCTACACAGCTGGATCGGCAGGAGGTGACGGCGGGACTGGTGTTGGGGCCTACATTGAATCAAACACGAACGGAGCCATCGGAACGGTTGACGGGTACCAGATGCTGCTAAATGACCGGCTTCTATATTTCGGAGCGACTAATCAGGCTCATAATGGAATCTACGTTGTAAGCAACGCTGGAAGCGCAGGAACTCCGTGGCGAATCACAAGAGCAAGTAATTTTGACGGAGGCATTCCCGCTGACTACGTGCATTCCGGTGATGCGGTATACATTTTAAATGGAACAAATTATGGCAACCAAGGATATATCCAAGTA